ATACTTGGAAAGATCCATTTGAACCAACGTACCTTGAAAATGTATATGACGATAGTACAGATGCAGATGGTAATTTATTAAACCCTGGTGGAGTTTTATATACAAAACCAATTAGAACTGGACAAGCAAAAAATAACTTAAGCTTCAATTACGGTATAACTGCCACGGTCGCTGTGCCGCTAGATAGACGCATGACTAACAGGTGTGTATCTGCTATGAATAGCCGTGTTAAGTATTTAGAACAAGCCTATAAAACTAAGAAGTTAGATTATGCTTTGGGACGTTTAAAAGTATGTGCAGAGCAGTTAAAGCTCGGTGTTGTCTATGCAAAAGACAGTCCTAGTTATGTTGTCTGTGAAGATGTAAGGCTAGTCAACCCTCCTAATACATTGCCAGATCACACCCATAGTATTGAAGTTACTTCCGAGAATCCCTCTGCTCCTTTTTCCTTTCAGCGAGGGACTTTACAGGAGGTTTCTTCCCCCGAATAGCTAACAACTTCTTAGTAATCTTCTTAGAAAATGATTTGACTTGTCCTTTTAATTGCTTCTGGACAAACTTAGCTATCGGTTGACCAATAACAGTTACACCAACAACTGATGTGATAGCAATAGCAGATGTATTTACAAGAACCGTAGGTTGTGGAGCGTAATTACCTGCAATCTCTATAGGGTTCAAACCCTCCCAAACAATTTCGCATTTATTTGTAAGTTCGTCTCGTTTAAATCCCTTAACTAAAGCTAAACCTCCCTTCCCCAAGGAGCCAATGGGACTGTTTTGCATTTGATTAACAGAAGGGCATGGAAGTATATCTGCAATAAACTGTCCATCAATAGTTGGAGTTTTGAAATCTTGCTTCCCTACATCGGTATCTCCCTTCTCGTTATCTTTGCCATCCTTCTCTTCCACTTCCTTTCTCTTCTTCCTTTTTGATTTCTTTGGTAAGACAGGAGGAACAATTTTGGGAGTCTCTTGTTTTATCTCTTCTTGCTCAGGTTCAACAACAGTAGCCCCGTCCCAATCAACAGCCATGCTTTCAAGCGTTGGTACGTTGCCATCACAGACATAAAAATTTCCTCTAGGATCACTAGTTACTAAATTCTTATTTTTTAACGTCCTAGCCCTTACACAGCCAGGCATTTGGATTACTGGAAAACCTATGTTATTAGGTATTAACGGATCAGGAACAGTAATTAAAGTTGTATTTATTGAGGCTTCAGGTATTTCTTGAATCGAAATATCTTCTATTTCCATACAACAAAACCCTCCAGCACTGGTGAGACTAGAGGGCTTTGGTACTGACGCTCCAACAGAGCAGAGGCTAAGTTAATAGCTTGATAATGGGTCTGGTAAAAACATACTAGCAGTCGTTCCATTGACCAGCAAGATCACTACTTAAATTACCCACAGCTTTCCGACTTTGACCAAACCAGAGACCTGCCAAAACGGGGCCGAGAATTGGGATTCCAGCGATTGCAGGTGTGACTTGAACGCTTGCACTATCCGCAATTAGTTGTCCATTGGAGCGACCCTGAGCCATCTTCTCAATACAGGCAATCTGATCTGCTGTAAGTTTTCCTCCGTCACCTTTTGGATAAATAGCAAATTGAGCAACTGATTCTTTATGTGTATGCCTAGTTTTTACACCGCCAGAAAACGTAGGAGATTCTGTCGATTCATACTGAAGCATCGTTTTAGGGTCATGTTGACGGCTGGCAAAACTCCACTCTTCAGCACCGTCAGGCTTAGTTTCACTCCTGATTTGAATACTGCTATAGGGAGTGCTAGATAGCTTGGCGATGTCTGGGATGCCAGAATCTTTACGAGCCAAAAGGTTAAGGCTCATAAAGTTAGTAGCAATCAAACCACCGCCTAGAACAAGAGAAGTTAGGCCGTTAAATGACTTGAATTGAATCATTTAGCAAACGGATTGACAGGGCCAGTTGTTTTTGGAACGCTTGGTATTGCTGGCATTGCTCCCTTAACAAGAGAAGGTAACTGCTTTTTAACTTCACTCATTATGGATTCTGTAATTTTGCCACGCTGAAAAAATGCAAACGTACCACCACCTACTGCCACTACAAGAGCAGCAGTATTGATGTAACAAAGAATCTTGATCATGCAGGGCAAGCCTCACCACCATCAAGCTCATCCAAATTTGCCTGAACCAATTCCGCAGCTTTGGTTTCTAGTTGTACTTGTGCTTCCTTCCAAGCCGCAGCTCTTTCTTCTTGATCTGCCTTAAGTTGCTTGACTTCTTGTGCAAGTTGATTGCGATCAGCCATAAAAATAATACATTGCCCTCAAATTATAAACCTACTGTCTATCCCCTACATGTTCGGCCATCTCTAGGATTAGAGATTGACTTTAGTTAATGTAGGATTTCCATTTAGGCGTGGGCGTAGTAGATGTATTTTTCACCGTTATCATTAATAGACCCGGTTGTAGGAATTTCAAAACCATCAGGACTAGTAACAAGATCAATTACATCATAATTACAATCTTGAGCATTATTTTGATTAAAGTATAAATAACAGTCGTTTCCGGCAGCTATACCCCTTGCAGTGTCAAATACAACCCAATCTCCTGCTCCATTCGTATCTGTGTATTTTCCTATAAGAATAAATTTAGGAGCAAAGCCTAAATCATTTACTGTGACCGTTGAAGATGAGCCATTATATCCTCCACACTTACTCATACCAGCTATACTTGTCCATAAAAATGCTATATATCTAGCATCACCATTATTTGTACCACCCATAGCACTAACAGAAAAGACTGAAGAAGTAGGTGCTGTATCATTCCACTGTGCTTGGTCGTATGCTTGATTATTGAATCTCATGACCCAATCTTCTGGATCTGTACCACCATTTATATCCTTATGGTATATATACCAATCCATAGGAGTATTACTTGAATGCCAATAAGGTTTGACCCATATCATGTGAGGAACCTTGCCTAACTCGTGATGGATTGTTCTTGCAGTATTATTACCTCTATACCATTGGACATCAAAGCCCGCATGTCTACGGAACATCCATGACGTTATGCCGCTTGCACCGCTATATTCACCCCAACCGTTACTGTATTGATGATTATATACAGAGTTGGCGGTGCCGTTTGCACCACTAAGTGGACTGACATACTGTTTACCAGATTTCCTTGTACTAGTAAACCAATTAAAAGTAGTCCCAGCTCTATCTTTTATAAACTGCATATCTACAGGGAAACCACTTACCCATGAAGGAGTACCATTATTAGTTCCATCAAGATCAATAGCAAATACTTTAGTGGGATCAGTGATAGCTTTCATATTTCGACCTGTCTGAGCTGCAATCGCTATATAAATATGTCTTTTACCACTTTGATTTACTCTAACTCCATTATCTGAAATAGTAAAACCACGGTTCGCATGCCCACTACTACCGTCATCGCCTCCTAGGTTAACGTAGTCCATACTAAAAGGATTAGATTGAGCATTAGGAGTAACGACAATACTTTCTTCACCTAGCATAGGAAGTCCTCTCATCGTATCTACTAAATTCCAGTGCTGATCACCTTCAACATTCTTTATTAATAAGAACGCTGGTTCAAAACCTAAATCAATTCGAGGCGGAGTACCGCTACCAGCACCTAAATAAAAACCGCATTTAATTATCGATTGATCTTCATTCTCTCCGAAACGTGCGTCATCATGAGCAAATATAAAAGCTATATAGGATTTACCACTAGCGTTAACGTCATCTTGATCCCCTAAAGTGATAACGCTACTAGTTGGGATTGTCCAGTTAATATATGATACTTGATCTGCATCTACGTTCGAGAATTTTTGCATCCATTGTCCGTCTTGTGTAGCAGATGTAGAGCGATGATACATCCACCAATTAGTACTATCATGGCTTGTGCATTTTACTAGAACGGCTCCAGGTACCCCATCTAGATTATGGCTGATGGTCCTTCCTGCCGTACCGTTCCCATCCCAGGTCTGGATGTCGAAAAAGCCTTTTTGTTTTTTAAACGTATAAGCAACATATTCTTTTGTATGTGAATTCCAATGACCATCGTAACCAATATTGAATCCATCACTATTAAATGATTTGAATCCATTTGGTCTTTCATGATCTTTAGCGTTAGTGTTAGAAGTTGCCAAGTTATACCAATGTCCACCACTGACTTCACCTAGTTGAGTAGTTCCTATCACAGGTTGTTCATCAGAACTTCCTTGTATCCATACCATTCCACCTTCATTATCACCAGTTCCTGTAAGATCAATACCGTTAACGATTTGTCTATTAGTAGATCCTCCACTATTATTCGCGACGTGATAACCATCACCGTGATAACCGTGCATATTGAATACATCTTCTAAATAGACTGGTTCAGCAGTAGCAGCACCACTACCTAAAAGCATTTGTTGAATAGGACTCATAATTAATCTCCGTTTTGTGTGTTAGTTAGTAGGTACATTTATGACAACCCTGCACCTGAGATGTAAGCAATACCTGTAGTTATAAATAAAATAGTAACCATTCCATGATTTGCTAAAACTCTAGTCCCAGTACTTCCATCAGCAGCATTAACCAACGTCACACTACTTTCTAAAATATTAGAATTTGCTCCAGTTCTGTTAATAATAGTAATAGCATCACCAATAGCAAAATTATTAGCAACAGTTACATTAGAAGTTCCACCGTTTAGTAAAACATGTTTCCCAGCGTCTGAGGCTACAAGTGTGTAATGAGTATTTTCTTGATTTTGAGGTATAGAACGCAGGTTGCCTTTGCTGTCTGATACCGTTCCAGCAAACGTGGCATTGTGTGAGCTATCTAAAGTTAACGTAGGATCATTATCTGTATAAAGAATTAAAGAATTGTTCGAATGATCTGATTTGATTCTTTGAATATTGAAATCATCTGTGTCACCCAAGTTCAATGTTGAGTGAGAATTATTACCTCCAATAATACTTACGTTACTAGGATTACCTGCACCAGATGCTGCCTGTACTCTAAGATATTCATAGGTATCACCAAAACTTGTTGATCCAATAGCAACTCTTCCCGAACTATCAATCCGCATCCGTTCGGTTGCTGAACTTGCTCCATCTGCTGTTGTACTGAATACCAAACGTCCTGGCATATCAGCATTACCAGGAGTTCCATCAACTTCAGCTTTTATGCTTGCAGCTTGAATATAATTACTTGCGTCTGCTGCTCTAAAACTAAGAGTACCTATATCATCATTATCATTGACAATGGTGTTAGTGCCTACAGTACCACTACGACTTTTTAGTAAATTAAGGTGTGATCCATATTCTGAAGCAGCAAAACGTAAACAATCAAGAGCAGATCCATCCGAAACAATTTGTACGGTTCCATTGTTTATATTTGAAGTATGCCCCAACAACAAACGACCACTTGAATCAACTCTGGCTCTTTCACTTCCTCCTGTTTCAATAGAAAATGTATCAGCAGCAGGGAATCTTAGAGCAGTATTTGTATCACCTGTATGAACAATCTTGTCTGCTATAGAAACATCTCCACTAACAGTTAAACCAGTAAGCGTTCCCACAGAGGTCAAACTTGATGTGACAACTGTGCTTTTTAATTCTGTTCCTGTAAGTGTGCCAGCAGCAGCCGTTACCGTTATATCTGCGGACCCATCAAAGTTTGTTCCGTTAATGGCTCTTGCTGTTGCTAACGCTGTAGCTGTAGCAGCAAGTGTTGCAGTGGCCGCATTACCAGTACATGAGCCTGACGATCCAGAAACATTACCAGAAACATTTCCAGTAAGGTTGGCAACAAACGCACTCGCTGACTTATCCCATGACCCATTACTGGTATCACCTGTGAAGGTAACGTCTCCATTAATAGTCAGCCCAGTCAAAGTGCCAAGAGAAGTTAAAGAGCTTGCTGTAACTCCACTTGCAAGAGTATTTCCAGTTATATCTGCAGCAGCAGTTGCAGCAGCAGCCCACTCAAGGGTCGTAGCAGTAGAACCAGCTTTTAAAACTTGACCTGTTGCAGGGGCAGCAGCAGGTAAACTGATGGTATAACTAGCTTCTGACCCTTTATCAGTAGCCCCTTTAATTCCTATATAAGCACTACCATTACTATCAGCTTCGAATAAACGCAGCTCTTTATCGTTATCTACTTGAAGATGCCCAGTCATTAGACTGCTTCCGTCCTTTGGTAAAGCAGCGTCAGCGACATCTTTAGCTACTTTTACAGAAGCAGGTGTAGCGGCCTTAACTGTACTTGTACTGGTAGTTGAATCTTCTAGCTGAACAACACCAATAACAGAAGTTGTTGCATCAACAATTTTTGATCCAGATATTTCAGCATCACTTTTTATATCAGCATCAACAATGACTCCAGCAGCTATAGAAGTTAAACCTGCATTATTAATAGAAATATCTCCTGTAACTGCTACGGCTGCTGCGACTGAAGGGCTAGCACCATTACCTACAAGAAGATAACCACTTGCCACTGAAGCTAATTTACTATATGCAATTGCAGCATCACTTTTAACATCTACGTTCTGGATTGTGTCATTAGCGATCATTGTGCTATTAACAGTTCCAGTATCCCCACTTGTAATTACTGTTCCAGTTACGTTCGGCAAAGTAATAGTTTTGTCCGAGGTCGTTGGGTTGGCGACTGTTAAGGTTGTTTCAAAAGCATCATCACTTCCTGTTCCTTCAAAAACGAGACTTCCACTTACCCCTATTAAAACTTCGCCTGTAACTGTTCCACCAGCTTTTGAAAGTTTTTCATTTTCAAGTTCATTAATAGCTAATTGAACATTGGTCGAAGAAAGTTGACCATGTGGGGTATAGGAAATTGCTGAAGCCTGTTGAGAAGCAACAGTTGTAGAAAGATCGATTTCCACCCATGAACTAGAAGTTGCACTAGCGGTCACGCCTAAGAGATAGTCAGGAGGAGATAGCTGTCCAGTTATTCCTGCAACACCGCTTGGAGTTCCTTGAACCGAAATCACGACATATCCACCGTCAACTGATTCGGATGCAACTGGTAAATTCTGGCCCACTGTTAAACCAGCAGCAGATCCAGCAGCAGTTACATAATCAACTTGGCTTGTATTAGCGTTATAAGTGCCTAATCTGACCAATGCTCCTTTGGTCAAAGTCGTAATTGGATTCCAAGCGTTACCATCCCACAGGTAAGCATCCTCCGCTATCGGGTCAAACAGGAGCATCCCAGTAAAGGCTGCTGTGGGATAGCCATCTTGAGCTATAGATTGTATTACTGTAGTTGAAGAATTACTGAGCTTAGTTGAATCAATAGAGTCTGGAGCTATCCTTGCAGCGTTTAAAGTTCCGCTTGTTATTTTTGCAGCAGAAAGGTCAGGGACTAAAGCAGCAGTTAATGCCGCACCTGAAGTGATTACACCTTTATTATTTACAACAACTGATTGATAAGTACCAGCACTAACTCCACTCGTTGAAGTCGTTAAATTACCAGAACCATCAACAGTTAAACCGCCTCCAGATGTGATTTGAACAGCACCCTTGGCAGCAGTGGTCGCCGTTGGCAAATCAGAGGAGGCTAAAGAACTACTTCCTGTGATCGCTCCTTGTGCGTTGTAATTTACCTTTACAGCCCCACTGACAGCAGTAACACTGTTAGAGACAGTAAGAACACCTGATCCGTTAACACTTAAACCAGCACCAACAGAAACGCCACCAACAGCACTGGTCGTAGCCAGAGGGAGGTCGCTAGCTCCGAGAGCTACAGTCGAAGTGATGAGTCCTTCTGCGTTGAAACTAATCCCAGATCGTGTAGACGCTCCCCCGCTAACAGCATTATTAATTCCAAGGTTGCCACTAGCTACATTTAACGAACGATCAAGATTAGAAGTATTTAACTTTCCTGCTGTAATTGTTCCATCTCTTAATTTCGTGGCTCCGTCTAAACCTGTACTTGAATTAGTAGAAGTCTCGACTTTATCATTTGTAATTGCTCCATTTTGAACAGCAGCAGTATCTACAGCGTTATTTGCAAGCTCTGAATCTGTTACAGAATTTGCCCCTAACTGGGTCGAAGTTATGCTATTTGAAACTATTTTTGTCGCATCAATACTACCTGCTAATTGTGCATTAGTGATTGTTCCAACTAATGCTGTAGTTGGATACCCTGTAGCGTCAGTTAAGTTAAATGCTGGCGTGGCGTCAGCCGTACCAAGGGCTACAGAAACTCCTCCAAATGAAACGCTGGAAGAAACGAGTTTGGCAACTGCTATAGATCCTGCAAGTTGAGCATTTGTTATTGTCCCTGTCAAAGAAGACGTAGGATAATTAGTTGCGTCTGTCAAATCAAAAGCAGGAGTAGCATCTGAAGCACCTAAAGCAACAGTAACTCCTCCAAAACTTACAGAAGAATTTGCTAACTTAGCGTTTGCAATTGATCCTGCTAATTGTGCATTTGTAATCGTACCCACCAAGGCAGATGTGGGGTATCCAGTAGCATCCGTTAAGTTAAATGCTGGCGTTGCGTCTGCAGCACCCAAGGCAACACTTACACCGCCAAAACTAACAGTAGAACCAACTAATTTAGAGACATCAATTGACCCTGCAAGTTGTGCATTAGTGATTGTTCCAACAAGCTCTGTTGTTTTATAACCAGTTGCATCTGTAAGGTTGAACGCTGGAGTTGCATCCGTTCCACCAAGAGCTAATGAAATTCCTCCAAACGAAACAGAAGAATTTGCAAGTTTACTATTTGCTATTGAACCTGCTAATTGGGCATTAGTTATCGTTCCACTTAAATTCGCTGTTGTATATCCAGTTGCATCAGCAAGATTAAATGCAGGAGTAGCGTCTGTTGCTCCAAGAGCTATTGATACACCGCCTAAAGAAATACTTGAATTAGCTAGTTTTGCATTTATTACTGCTCCATCAATTATTGAACCTGTCGCTACTTGATTTGATCCAAGAGATGCAACTTTTGCTGAAGGGATAGAACCTGCATCAATCAAGGCAACACCGGCCTCAATTAAATCTTTAACAGTTACCTTCTTGGTCTCTGAAGCACTGAGGTCCGCTATAGCGAGTGGATCTGTTGCCGCTACACCTGCTTCTGCTAACGCTGGTAGATTTGAAATTTCTAAATCAGGCATTTCTCTTAACTAAGAACCAATGCCTCTATATTACGGCTGATCGAGCAATATGGGACTTTGATCTTCTTGAAGGATCTTATAATCATCTTCCTGTAACAAGTATCCGGGTGTTGCACCTGTGTTTAAAGTAATCACATCAGTCGTTATAAATTCAATTCTTGTTGTTATTTCTTGGCTCGCAGAAACACTTACAGCAACATTTGTCACAACACATCTAGCCTCGTACCAAACAGTTTGATTGACACTTGTACTTGATTTATAAATATAGAATCGTCCATCAAAGTCTGCACCCTGTTGAAGGCGAATAATTAATTGGGCAAGATAAAAAGGAAACTCTGGATCTGCTGTATGGGTGTCATCCGCTAAATCTGAACTATGCTCCCACAAGCAAGACAACGTACCTTGACCACTAATTAATCCTGCTTCATATTGTTTCTTAAACTGAGCACCTAAAGATGTCAAATCAAGTTGATCTCTACTTGTAGTCATCTCAAACTCTGTAACTCTTGCAAGATGCCTAAATCTGGAGTTAACAGTTTTAATTGTTACTTCTTTTGAAGCACTAGGAGTAACAAGAGTTAAAGCATCACTAACTTTTCCTGCTATTGCTTTTGCAAACGTATCAAACAATCTAATCCCGCCCATCTTATCTATATAAAGAAACCAAACACCATCTGGAAAATTATGCCCATTTACAAGTTCTAAGGTACTTCCATCAACTGTTGCAATCTCTACACGATCCCCAGTAATTAAAGAACCAGAAGCTCTATCAACCGAAAATCTTTTGTTACCTGCATTAACATCATGCGGATCTAACTTCGTTATTAAAGAAGCCAGCAAAGTATCTCTTCTTATTTCTATATCGCCAGATTGTCCAAAATAAACAGCCATTTTTAATCTTTAAAGTTTGTAAGTTCTATTGGTGCTCCGTTTGCTTCCCATGTGAAGTCAACAGAAGAAATCTCACCAACAGCACTACTCATAGAAACACCTGTGATAAGAATAGAAAAAACTATATCTCTTGCATTTGCACCACTAGATCCTTCTTCAAGTCTAAGTCTTAATTTTAACTCACCTGATTCTTCATTTACAGCATCTCCAGCTCCACCAGTTCCTACTTTTATTGACTCTTCTAAAAGTTTTTCAACATTCGGAGCACCTGTGGCATCAGGTGTATAGTAAAAAGCCCGGCAAGAGCCTGAGTAACTTCTAACTCCTGACTTAATAACTCTATCAGTATCACCCATTGATGTGGCTTCTAACACAGACATTGACTGAGAAAAACTCCAGCTTTGGACTTGTCCAATA